AAAGTCGCGGTTTTCTCGGTAGTTTCTGCGAATATTTGCAGTAATCACAATGTTTCGCTGTTGCAAGGCTTCCCCAGAATAGCTTGATCCGTCTGTGGTGGCGTTCTGGCTTGTGTTTACCGTGTTTTTGATGCTGTATACGCCGTCAAGGCTGACCAGAAAATATTCTGTTGAATCGTGATCGTATGTGAATACGGCTGAAAGTCCGTTTTCATTTACGCATTTTACTGATTTCATGCCTTGCCCCCTTTTTATGTGGGTTTTAATTTCAATACCATTTGTCGTGTCGCATTTCGCGTCTGTCTGGCTGTTTCTGACGGTGAAAGTTCGCGTGGGCTGTATATGTTTACATTCTGCGTGAAGCCGCCCTGCTGCCCCTGCTGCGCTGTCTGGCGGTTGCTTCCGCTGCCTGCGGCAATATATCCGTCAATCGTTGTCGGTACGCTCTTTCTGGAAGCCTTGGCGAACGCGTCCGCGTTGTCTTCCATACCTTCTTCATAACCGATCAGCTGACCAGCCGCCATCTGCTTTCCGACCTGATCCCGGAATACCCGTGACGGGCTGTGGATCCCCAGCGCTTCTTTTGCTGCATCCAACGCGCTTTTTGCTGCGTCTGCCACTGCACTTGCAAGGTTTTTCGCTGCATTCACTACACCGTCTTTGATGCCGGAAATGATGTTCGATCCCAGTTCTCCCCAGTTTACATTCTTGAAGGTTGTAAATATTGCCGTCACGATCTGCGGTATTGCAGCGACAAGTACCGGGATTGCCTGTATTAGTCCGCTAATGAGTGCGCCGATCAGCTGTATTCCTGCTGATATAATCTGCGGCAGATTCTGGATCAGCACATTTATGATCGTTGTGATGATCGTCGGTAGCATTGCGATCAGCTGCGGGATTGCCTGTATTAGTCCGTTAATGAGTGCCGTCAGTATCTGAACGCCAGCATCTAAGATCTGCGGCAGCGACTGTATGATCACTGTAATAATTGTCGTGATGATCGCCGGTAGCATGTCCACCAGCTGCGGGATTGCCTGTACAATACCTGTGATCAAAGAAACAAGCAGATTCAGTCCTGCTTCTACGATCTGCGGCAGATTTTCTGCAATCGCCTGTACAATTACAGGGATCAGATCGACTATGGATTGTATAAGTGTTGGGATTGCTTGCGTGATACCATTTATCAGATTTACAAGGATCATTGCACCTTCACTGATAATGGATGGTAGATTTTGTGTGATTGTTGATGTTATCGTCGTGATCAGCTGCGGAAGAATTGCCGCAAGCTGTGGTATTGTCTGGTTTAGTCCTTGCAGTATGCCTGTGAATAGCATTACTGCTGCGTTTAATACTTCCGGCAGTAGCTGCGGAAGCATTGCTATTGCCGTCTGGATCAATGTAAAAAAGCTGTTCGTCAACGGTTCGATCAGCGATTGTCCCAGCCCTTTTGCTTCGCCTGCAAGTTCCTTCGCTGCTCCAGATAACCCGGTGATCAGCTGTGGTACTGCTTGCAGGATCCGCGGTACTGCTGCCATGACGCGTGGCGCTATGTTGTCGATTACCGTTACCACGGAATCAACCAATTCCCCCACCAACGCGTCAAGATCTGCGTTTTCGTCCGCAAGTCCTGTCTGCAAATTCGTCCACGCCGCTTTCGCGGAAGCGATTGACCCTTGAATGGTTGTGGCTGCTTCTTTTGCTGTCGTTCCGGTGATTCCCATTTCCGTCTGTACGACGTTGATCGCGTCTACTATGTCGCCATACTGCGATATATCGTATTTTACACCAGAAATTTTCGTTGCATCATCCAGAAGACGTTGCATTTCTTCTTTTGTGCCGCCATATCCCAGCTTCAAATTGTCAAGCATTGTGTAATTCGCTTTCGCAAAGCCAGAATATGCGTTTTTGATGGATTCAATGTCTGAACCCATCTTATTTGCGTTGTCTGACATGTCAGTGATTGCCATGTCTGCTTTTTCGGCGGCTGCTACGGTGTCGCCGTCAAGGCTCTGGATCAACGCTGCGGACATGCTCGTCACGGTTTCCATGTAGTCGTTCGCTGACATTCCCGCCGTCTTGTATGCCCCGTTTGCTTTTTCGATCACGGCTTCTTGTGCCTTGATCAAGTTGTTGTACTCGTCTTTTGCTTCTGTTGTTGTCTTTCCGACGCTCTTTGCGTATTCTGATAGGCTTTGCCCGCCTGCTCCGAATAGTGTTTCCACACCGCCTACCAGCTGTTCATAGTCGCCGTAGTTTTCCACGGCTCCTTTTGTAATTGCCACCATGGCGGTTGCCGCTGCTGCTGAAAATGCCGTAAAAGCCTTGATCGTGCCGCCGACTGTTGTTGTCAGCACCGACCAGCCGCCCTTCGCTGCGGTAGTGGCTGCGCTTCCTGCTGCCTGCACTACCTGCGTCACGCTTGGCATTTTCCCTGCCAGATCGCCTGCTGCCGCTTTTGCTTTCCCGAATGCGTCCGCAACTTTCTGTACTGCCGGGTGTGCGTTTTTGAAGGCTTCCACCTTCTGCCTTGCCCCGTCAACCGCAGTTCCGATTGTTTTTACAGTCTTGCTTTCCTTCACCGTCTCGGTGATCTTCTGCTTTGCATTTCCAAAAGCTGTCGTTAGCTTATTCACTCCGGGGATCTTCTGCGCTATGTTAGCAAGCGATTTCCCGAAGTTCTGCGCCCCGGTCTTCATTTTATCGAATGTACTGATCTGACTTTTTAGTGAATCCAGCTTCTGCGCTGTGGCTGCGATCTCTCGCTGCAAGTCTCTGTATGCGTCGTCGTTTACATCTTTTCCTGCTGCTGCCATCTGCTTTTCGGCTTCTGTCAGCAGTTTCATTTTTTCTTCCGTTTGCTGTACTGCCTGTTTCAAAAGCACTTGTTTTTGTTCCAGCAGTTCCGTGTTTTTGGGATCCAGCTTCAAAAGTGAATTGACGCCTTTTAGTTCTTTTTGCAGGCTGGCTGCTTCGGCGTTCGGCTTTTCAAGCGCTTTCACAAGGTTTTCAGTGCTTCCGTTTATCTCGACTGTGATCCCTTTCAGTGCCTTTCCCATTTTACCTCGGCTTTCCGAAAAGTTCACGCAGCCGCTTTCTGTCTGGCTCTGTCTGCATCAGCGTTCTTGCGTTCTCCAGATACTCGCGCCCCTCTTCCGAATGATTGCACGAATGTATAAAAGCGTCCCGCCTGTACTGCAAATAGTCGATGTACTCCAGTTCTTCGATTTCATTCATGTTCAGTCCTGTGTACTCATGTACTAAATGTTCCCAGTACGTCGGGATCTCGAAGAAATCTTCTTCGCTTGTCGGGTAGAAGGGCGGGTTTAGTTTGGGTCTGTGTCCGGGATCTTTACGAAACGCACATACTGTGCGAAGAATGCTTTCATGTCCTCAATGTCCATGTTTTCTTCTACCCAGTCTTTGCTGATCGCTTCACCATTCAGATTGTTGGAAAGAATCTTTGCAGTCAGTGTGTACAATTCTTCTATTGTACGCCTGTTTGCTCCGCTTCTTTCCTTTGCGTTCTGCGCTTCTTCTCTTTCTGTGATCGTGTCCTGCATGTCCATAAGTGCGTCAAAAACCTTCTTTTTCGGCATTCCGACGACAATTACCTTGACGCCCTTTTCGCTTTTGGGATCATCAAAGGTCAATGTCATGTAGTTACGCTTTACTTTTTGAAAATTTACTGATAAATCCATTCTGCTTTCCTTCCTTTCGATTCTGCGGGGCTATGTATCACATGCCCCGCATTTCCTTGATTGTTAGCCTTTTGCTGCTGTCTGTGCTGCCAGAAACTCTGTAATGATTTCAGCTTTTGTTGTCTTTGTGATCGTGTAACCTTTTGCTGCCGCAATGGTCTTGATCTGATCTACGGTCAGCGCGTTCAATTCCTCGCTTGTGTATTCGTTCTGGTACTCTTCTTCGTACTCTTCGACAAATTCAATCAGCGTTCCGCGGCTGTCGTGCGGCTTGCAGTTGAATTCTGCGTCAATTACTGTCGCTGAATCCGCAGCAAAAGTGATGGTGAATCCTGCTGTATTTCTTCCGACGATCAGCAAATAGCAGTTTCCTTCCACCGGATCTTCATGTACAAACAAGATCACATACTGCTTGCCGTCGTCGTTGGCTGTGCCGCCGACCTTCAAGCGTCTGTACTTCTTGCCGTTTTCTCCATCCTCTGTGGTTACGACTGCCGTTGCGGACAGCTTCGCCAGTGAATTTGCATTCCATGTGAAAAGACCTGTCTTGAAGGTTGCTTCTTCGTCCGTCAAGATCTCTTTTACGACCATCCCCAGATCGTCTTTTTCTGTCGTCATTGTGGGCTTATACTCCACGCTTGCGCCGTTCTTGATCCATCCGGTGTGGTTTTCTTCTGTCATTACTTTTTTCAGAATCTCTGTGAATGTCTCCGGCAATGTTCCTGTGTATAACATTGTGTACACTTTGCCGGATCCCAGCACAACTTTTTCCTTTGATCCTTTCATGCCTTTTACCTCTTTTCCATAAAATTCATAGTGAAAATTGTTTCAAACATTTTTTCATCTGGAAGCCACTGTCTTTCCTTCTCAAATTTCCAGTTCATCTTTTCAAAGGCTTTTTCCAGCTTCCCTTCGTTTTCGTTGTCCAGTCTTTCTGCGTAAAATTCTACTGTCAGATTGTGTTCGACGATCCGGGCGTGGAAGTCGTCGCCGTCCTGTGCCGTCTTGTCTATGAACGCCACAAAAGGCAGCTTCTGTGGTTTATCAAACGCCGTGTCTGCTACTGGCAGTTCTGTTTCTGTCTCCAGATATGTTTTGATGTCTGTCATTCCCACAGTCCTTTCATTTTTTCGTCAAGCACCTGTTCTGCGATCTGTCGCCCGTATTTGATATGCTTTACGGCTTTTGTTCGCTTTGTTCCGTCGCGTGTCAAGTGTCCATTTTCCAGTAAATGTGTCAGCCTGTAGTGTGGTGCTTCCACGTGCCATGTTGCACTGTAGCTGTGGCGCCCTGTCAGCTGCCGTTCTATTGCAAAATGTCGCTTGTACTCGCCTGTTTTGTAACCATGCCCCGGTGTCAGATATTGTCCCGCCGTTTCGTTGCATGCGTCGGCTGCGTCGTCAATCGCCCGAAAAAACCTTTCTTCGTTCTCCCGCTCCCATTCCAGCAGACTTTCTGCAAGCGTTCCGGTCAGCTGATCTGGTCTGATTTTCTTTGTCGCGCCTACGTTCATGCAAAATCCTTTCGTCTGTGTTTTTCATACTCTATCAAGGACAATTTTGTGATCGGCGGCATGGTATCGTTGATCTGATCGATTTTTTCTATATCGAATTGATCTTCACCGATCACAGCGACTTCATGCGCTTTCAGATCCTTTCGCTGCTGAACATGGATCACTTTGTCAACCCGTGTGTCTGCTGCCTGTGCTGCATAATGCCGTTTCATACTGACGTTTTCTTCTCCGAATCGCAGTGGCTTTTCGTATTTATCCACCAGAAGTCCGTCATTGTTCACAGTGCATATTCTGGCGGTTCCGTCGTTGAATTCCTCAAACTTTGCTTTCATTTTCTGCCCCGCTTTCCAGCGTTGCCAGCGCTTCGTCAAGTGCAAAGCCTGTCAGCTGTGACGAAAAATCATGTTCAAACTGTTCTATGGCGTTGCTGCGTCCATATCTGCAATACGAAAAAAGCAATTCGCGCGCCTGCTGATTCTCTGCAAAATCAAGCTGTTTGCCACCTATCTTCTCGATCCTGGCTTTTCCACGCTGCATGATGTCTTTTATCTTTTTCTGCATGCTTTCGTCAGCCAGTGTCATGTCCAGTTCATTCAGAATGTCTTCAAGCAGCTGTTCGTCTGGCGTTTTTGTTGTTTCATCTGCCATACTGCACCGCCTTTCAATTACAGGCAGCAAGGTTTTTTGCCCTGCTGCCTTTGCTTATTCCTTACGCCGTAGCTGCGGTCTGTGCTGCTAAGAATTCCGCGATCACTTCTGCTTTCGCAGTCTTTGTGATTGTATAGCCCTTGTATGCTGCCAGTCCCTTGATCTTCTCCACAGTCATTGCGTTCAGTTCTTCTTCCGTCCATGTGGTCTTTTCTACTTCCACGGTGTCGGTTCCCGTCACCACGGTGTATGCCGCAGGCTGTAACTCGTTAATGTCAAGCAGCAAGAATGCGTTATTGTCCTTCGGACGACCATTGCCGTACAGGAACGCTGCGTACACTCTTTCACGCTTCAAAAACCGCACGCTGTCGTCGTATTCGATAGTACCTTCTTTTCCGGTTCCGATTCCTGCAAAATACTGTTCTGCAATTCCCAGAATTGCTTCACCCTTTGTCAGTGCTTCTGTCTGAATGATTTCTGTCGGGTACGGAAGGACATTATTTGCGAATGTTCCGTCCGGGCGCTGCACCGTAGTTGCGGGCATTACTTTTTTCCAGTAATCTTCCGGGCTTACCAGCATGATCAGTGATGCAACCGTTCTGGGGCGACCGTTTCTTGTCACTGCTAATTTACCGACCAGACCGCCGTATGTTTCCGGCGTAAACTTTGTGACTTTGATCGCAGTCTTTTTCACATAACTTTCACCGTCTCCGTGTGCTGCTTCAATGTCTCTGTTCATTCCGATAGGCATTTTCACGCCTGTTCCGCAGACGATACCTTCTTCCAGACCGACGTAGATCGCATCTTTCAGCACTTCGCGCACGTAGCTGTCTAACCATGTTGCGCCCAGATCCAGCATGGACTTTGCAACCGGAAGAAATGCGGTCAAGCTGTACATTAACATGTCCAGCTTCTCGAAGGATCCTTCCAGTTCCTTTGTGATCTCCGCTGTAATGTCGCCCCAGATCGCTTTCTGCTTTCCATTTTTATTCATGATCCATTCTGTGATGTAGGATGTGTTCTTGAAGTCGATCTTTGCAAGCAGCGGGTGTTCCAGCTTCAAGCTGTCGTATACATCTTCAATGATCGTCTTCGGCATTGTCACGTCGATAGATGCAAGCGCCTGTTTCGGGTTCTCGGACTTCATAGCGCCGATCACTGCTTCATAATACTTCTTTTCCTCACTGGTCAGCTGGCGAAGTCCGCGTGCTGCCATTGCCTGTGCGTCCAGCTGCTCAACTGCTGCCACGTCTTTTGCACGCTGCAAGATCTCTTCTTCGATCCCTGCTGCCATTTCTGCCATTGCCTGTGCCACCTGTTCGGTGTCTTCGGTTTTCAATGCTTCATTGAATTTCTGTGCCAGCTGCTCGCGTGACAGCTGTTCAATGTCTTTGTTTTTCATGCCTTTTACCTCTTTTCCAGATTTTTTGCGGCTGCTTTTGCTAATAAAGCCGCCATTTTATTTGTAGACTGTTTCGGTTCAGAATTGTTTTTCTGATTCTTTTTATCGTCGTTGTTGTCTTCGTCGTCGTTGTCCTCGCTGTTATCCTCGTCGGATCCGTCGCTTGCTTCGTCGTCTTCGTCTTCGTCCTCTGCGCTGTCCTCGTTTTTCTTGCTTGCCTGCTTGCAAAATTCAAGCATCTGTGTTTTGATTGCTTTCTGGTTCAGCATTTCAGTTCGCAGCTGTAAAAGCTGTGTCTGTAGCTGCTGCATGACCGTTCCGGCTTCTTCTCCGGCTTTGCTTGATACTTCGTCTGCGAAGCCCTGTTCTACCGCCTGTTCTGCTGTCAGATACGTTTCAGTATCCATCATGCTTTCCAGTTCTTCTTCTGTGATGTTCACGCGCTCCATGTAAATTTTTCTGTTTCCTTCCATGAGCGTGTCCAGATCGTCTGCTGCTTTCCGCAGCTGATCTGCATTCCCGGAAACCGTCGTCCACATGTTGTGAATCAAAAGGCTGGTTCCCAGCCCCATGACGCGTCGATCTGCTGCCTGCAAAATCACAGAAGCGACCGACCATGCGAACCCGTCAACGTATGCTACAAGTTCTTTGCATTTCTTCTGTTTCAGAAGGTTGTAAATTGCCACTCCTTCGCCTACGTCGCCGCCATTTGAATTGATGTGTACTTCTATGACGTCCGTTTCCGGTATCTCTTCCAGAACCTTTCTGAAATGTTGTGCGCTTGTTTCGCTTTCGCTGTAGTTCCACGTCCACCAGTCAAAGTCTCCGTACTTTGTCACATCATCATAAATGTACAGCTTATGTACATTGCTTCCTGCTTCCTGTCGCAAGCTATAATGTGCTTTCTGATTCTTCAAACCTTATTCACCCCCTTTCACGTCTCCTAAGTGTTCCATTTTTTCTGCTTCTGCATAGTTCTTGGTTATGTAATGCTTTTGTGACCAGTCAGTCTTCAAAGCTGTGTCACCCAGTTTCACGCGCAATTCGTCGATACAGTACAGCCCGGACGATAGCAGCTTGTCTGAATTCGTCGCCTGCTCGAAAATATCAATATGCTGTATACAGTTCGTGTTTACGTCCATGTAGTTTCCTTTTGCGAACTGCTTTTCCCCATATTTTTTGCGCGTCACTTCGCTTCCGATCCGCTGGCATATCGGATCAATAGCGAACGTCAAAAAGTTTTTCGTGATCTTCTCGACGTCTGATACATCCCCCAGCATAAGTGCTTTCGGGATCTTGTATGCCCTGCCCGCCATTTCAAATTCATAGTTTATACGCTCGTTCAGATCCGCTGGTGTCGGTGCTGTTGTCTGCTTCGTTACGTCCGTGTATGTGTACCCCGTCTGTAATGGCAGCACCGCTGAATCCGTATCATAAAAAGGCTTGAATCTGTCTGTGATCAGCGTTTGCAGCTTTGTCGTGAAGTCCGGCTGTGCCGCTGTCTGTGCATCAATATTCAGTATTCCTTTTTGCGCTCCAGCACGCAGAACGCTTCTGATCGCCTTTGCCACCGTCTGCCCGTATGCTGTGTACGATCCTTCCAGCCGCCGTCTGGCGTTTATGTTGTCCAGTTCCAGATATATGACCTCATGTGACAACATGGATCTTTGCATGGTCAGATCTCCGATCGTGATGTTGTTGAAAACGTCTTCGCGGAAGCTGTAATGTGTCCGTGTGAAACTGTCAGCAACGTACAATTTCCCGCCGACTTCTACGATCAGCGCTGCGTTATCATATAACAGATTTGTGACAAACTGCTGCCAGAAGTCCCCGGCGTTCTGGTTCTGGTTCGGTTCGTAGTTCCACATGTAATATTCGCCCTTTTTCTCCGGGATCCCTTTTATAAATGTTCTGAACTCGCATTTGCTGATCAGACTTGCGATCATATTGATGGCGCATGCTGTCGCAAGTTCCTTGAAAAACACTTCTGTCAGTTCTTCTTCGATCTGTGTTGTAACGTTGATCGTTGATTCTCTCCCGAATGCCCGCAGAAAATAATCATTCATGTTCATTCTTCCTTGCACCCCCTTTCTACATTGTGAAGAGTGGCAGCACGTCCGCTGATCCCTGCTGTTCCGGGATCAATTCATGCTGCGTCATAGCTGCTACGAATGCGAAAAATCCGTCTGTTTTTCTGCTTTTCGCTTCTATCTTCTGGTATTCGTAATTCCCGTATTTTTTTGACTTCACTTTCTTTGTGTTGTTCGTATACCACCGCATGATCGACGAATCGCCGTATACTATGTTGTGATTTCTGAATCCGCTGTCTATGATCGGCTCTACTTTTATTTTGTCCGAAGGTCTGACCAGCTTTATATTTTTGTTTTCATAGGTGAAGCCGTAACGCGCAAGCGCCTGTTTCATCAAAGCGAATCTGTAGTCGTCCAGTGCAAGCATAGGGATTGAATAAAAGCCCATCTGCTCGCCTATCCACTCCGCGATCAGTTCCGGCGCAATCTCCGGGGCGTCTACGAATTCCAGTTCCCCGGCTTCTTCTGCTTCATGCAGCGGGTATTTTATCCGCGGCAGATCTGCGCTTTTTAGGCACACCCACGTTTTTTGCTTCCAGACTACCTTTTCACCGCGCTTTGTAAGCACTCCAGCTGACGCAAAGTCATTGATCTTTGTGTAGTCAATGCCAGCCACAGCAATTTCACGCGCTTTCGGCGGTTCTACTTCCTGCTTTGTTGCCAGAATATTGTCCCAGCTTGTCAGTTCCACTTCTCCGTTTCCCTGTCTCCAGTTCATACGCTTTGTCATAAAGTCGCTGGAAGACGATCTGTTTTCCAGCCATTCTTTATATTCTTTTCGCGTCTCTTCAAGTAGGTTCGGTAGATACTGCAAGGACGGGTTCGGCTTGTGCCAATTTTCTTCGACGTGTACTTCTTCTGGATCGTCCAGCATACAGATAAACGGCAAGAAGCCGTTGTCTTCAATTTCTCCGTCCAGAATCTTTTTTGCTTTCTCGATCAGATCATCCAGTACACCGTCGTTGACGTCTCCGTTTGTTGTGATATAGGTTCGCCGCGGGTGTGGTTTTTTACCCAGCGCTGTTGTAAACACTTTGATATTGTCGTAACTTTCATACGCGTGTACCTCGTCAAAATCTACCTTCCCGGAGCGCAAGCCGTCTTTTGACTTTGCGTTGTTTGTCCGGTATTTTATTTTCGATCTTGTCTTTCTGCACTGTATTTCAGATTTTGTCCAGCGAAAAAACTTGATCAGCTTTTTTCTGTGTTTCTCCAGCACGTTGTAAATGTCGTCAAAGGACGTCCGCGCCTGTTCTTCTGCTGTGGCGCATATATCGACGTCGTACTGCTGCAAATTGCTGTACGGACTGATCATGGCGAAGTCTTCAAACGCCAGATAGCCGTTTTTTCCTGCTCCCCTCGCTACGAATATTAACAGATCCGGGAAACGCGGCAGCCCATCTTCACGGAACACGCAGCAATGCAGTGTGAATACAAATTGTTCCCACTCGAACAGTTCAAAATCGAAGTATTTTTGCAAACCCATGTACTTTTTCAGCTGTTCTGTATCTATGGTCAAATTTTCGTTTTCAAAGCACTTTTTAACGAATTTTATTAGTTTTTTTTGCCATTTGCAGCACTTTTTTACACCGTTTTTGCCCTCATTTTCGACCAGATCTATGTACTTTTGAAGTTCTGGGACGTCTCTATAATTCGTCGTCAAAATCTCCACCACCTATCGTGGCGTTTGCTTTCAGCCCCAGTTCAGAAAGTAGTTTCAGCATTTGCGCGTTTGTCTTATTAAACATGTCCACTGCTTCATTTTTCTTATAACCGGACTGACCGCCGCCGTTGTTATATTCCACGATAGTTCCGCGCTTTTGTATGTCTGCGATCAATAATGTTTTCGTGACATACATAGCCATGTAATCGGCGATCATATCTTCAAAAAATTTGCCGTATGTGCCGTTTGCTTCCAGCTGATCCCGCAGGTCTTTTTCGATCTCTTTGTACGGTTTTGATCGCGTGATTTTTTTAACTTCCGGCTTTCTTTCATCTGCCATATATACCACCCCCATTACATGTGCGCGCGAATCTGTTTTGTCTACCCCTTGCCCCGTTTCCCTTCCGGCAGCAAAAATCTGTTTCTTTTTGACCGGGGGGATCGTCACCAGCGTTCTTCGTTTGTGAAATGTTTCTTTTCACTGGTGATACGTTTGTCTGGGTGCTGTTCGTTGTGGCATGCTTCACACAATGGGATCAAGTTCTGATACACTACGCCGTTGTAGGTGTACGTCCTCGACATAGCAAGTCGCGGGTGTTTCCTTACCCACTGCACATGATGGACGCTGCGCGCTCTGGTGTGGATGCCTTTCTTTTTACAGAACTGACATTCATAATTGTTTTCTTTCATCACCTGTGCGGACAGTTCCCGCCACTCATGCCACTTGTAAAACTTATATAATTTATTTTCTTTTATCAGCTGTTTGATCCATGCTTCCAGCTGGTCTTCTGTTATCGTCATGTCGAATGTCCTTTCGTGATACGGTGCAAGCGGCGACGCCTGCACCGATCGAAGGAAAGCTGCAAACAAAAAAGACACACTGCACAAACCTTTTCGTTGTCTGTGCGTGTGTCTTTGTCTTGTTTACTGGCTTATTATACCACTCTGTACGTTTTATTGCAATTTCTTTTTCCTGCCGCCTGTGCGGCTCTGTGGCGTCTCCAGCGTTGCTTTATTGTGCGCCTGCTCCCACCTTTTACGAAAACGGTAGTTCTTCGTCTATTCCTTCCGGTATGTTCATAAAACCGTTTGCGTCTGTCTCCGGCTGTGCTGGCGCTTGCTGGTTTCCCTGCTGCCCTGCTGCCGCTTTGCTTTCTGCAAACTCCCATTCCTCGACAATGACGTCTGTTGTGTATACTTTGCCGCCGTCTTTGTTGGTATAGCTGCCCGTCTGTATTCGACCGGAAATTTCCAGCTTTGTTCCTTTCTTGCAATACTTTTCCAGACTTTCCGCGCTCTTCCCGAATGCTACGCATGATATGAAGTCTGCACCTGCATCCTTCTTCCGTCTGTTCACTGCCAGTGTGAAGCGTACAATACAGATCTGTTCCTGCGATTCCTGCCCGTTCGTCCAGCGCGATTGCGGATCCTTTGTCAGTCTTCCTGTCAAGTCAACTTTGTTCATTCTTCTTCCCTCTTACTTCTTCCGTCCGATCCATGCCATAAGCACCAGTGTTGCACAGATGATGGCTGTCATAATTACCATAGTGTAGTTGATCATGTTACTTCCTTTCTGCTGCCCTTGCAGCGAATAATATTGCAAACGTGACCGGGAATGCTACGCCAGCAATTATGCTGTATCTTGTCAGCTGCTTTCGTTCTTCCTTTGTCGCGTCCTGCTTCGTCTTCTTTCTGGTAATCAAATACATGTAGTACCCTGTCCCGATTGCCGCTTCCGCATACAGGAATGCTGCTGCCGCAATCGCTATCACTGCCGCCGCGTTCATTCTTCCTGCCTTTCCGTGTACTGGATCAGCTTTTCTGCCATGGCTGCTGTCTGTATTGCTTCTGCTGCCATTGCCTGTGCGCTTTCCCGTATTGCTTCCGCAATCTCTCTGATCTGCTTCGGTGACTGATTCATCCGCGTTGCCTGCCACAGTGCATTCAGATTCATTCCCGTTTTCCGCATTTCGTCTTCCGTTTCCTGTGCTTCTTCCAGAATTACTGCATACCCTTCATGCGTACTGTTAAATCCGGGGAACGCCTTATTTGCTGCTGATAATTCGTTTTCAATGGCTTCTGTCACTTCTTGGATCAATCCATGTCTCATTCTTCTTGTCCCTCTCTTTCATATAGTCCCGTAATGCTTTTACTGCTGCCACGGCTGCTGTTGTTGCCGTGACCATCACGCCTGCTGCCATAACTGCTGCAATGACAATCGCTGCTGTATGCTGCGTCATTTTTCGTCCCCTTTCTCTGCTCTGTCCTTCCTTGCCTGTGCCTTGTTCACGATCAGACGTATTTTAATTACTTCTGAATCTTCCAGATATTCGCACACGTTCGCAAGATCTGACGCTACGGCGAAGCGCTGTTCTTCTTCCTGTGTTACCTCGCGCCCCACGTCTCCTGGCGGCAGCGTTTCTGCTGCCTGCTCCCCGGTTGTAATTCCTGCCACCTTCTCGCCATTCAGATTGATGTTGACTGTCACTTCAATTCCATTCACCTTGTTTCGTCTCCCTTCGTCAAATTGTAGATCCGCAGTCCAGCGCCCCGTATTCCATTTTGCGTCGCTTGCAATCTTGCAGCATTGCTTCAAGGCAGCGCAGATCGTCTTCGTTCAAGTAGATGTAGTATTTTTCAAGCATTTTCAGTGCATGCAGGCGCCGCGCATTCTCTTTTTCTTCTTCTGTTGTGTCGGTATCCGACGCCGACGGCTGCATCTGTGCCAGTGTGGCTTTTGTGTGTTCCTCTTCTGTCTTTTCTTCCTGCTCTCCGGTTGCTTCTTCCGGCTCTGTGTCTTCTTCCGGCGCTGCTGCCGCAGCCTTCTTCCGTTCGATCATTTCCTTGATCTCGGTTCCCTTTATGTCTTCGCCTGCTGCCGCACGCTCTGCAATGTCGTTCTGTTCCTCTTCTGACAGACTGCTTGCCGCTGCTGCCGCCGTCACTCCGATTGTTCCGGCTTCAAATTGTTCTTTCAGTGCATCTGTTCCGTTGTTGTTGATCCTGTTCCAGTCTCCCACGACTGCTGCCGACGTCTTCATGATCTTTGCTATGTAGTCCCGGACGCGGACGCCTTTTTCCGGCAGAAAAGATCCTTCTTCCTTCGCCTGCGTCAAGACCTCTTTCCATTCTTCCGCTTCAACCATCTTGTCATAATCGGTGTAGTGCCTGTTGAATGTGTTCCCGATCAGCATGTACAGTCTGAATTCTGTTTCCGTCATGTCCTTGTATTTGCAAGGTACTTCCCGGTATTCTTCTTTCCCGTCCTTCACAAGCAGATCTACTGCTGCGTATCTTCTGTGACCGCCAGCAAGTTTGTATTCTCCGTTGACGCGTCCCAAGATCAACGGATCCAGCAGCCCGCCCGCCATTTCGATTCCCGCTGCCAGATCTTCAATGTCGTTCATGCTGTACTTGTTTTTCCCTGTGATCACAATTTTTCCGTAGTCCAGCTTGATTTCCTCAAAATCTTCTGTGACTGCGTTTTCGGTCTGTGCGGTTGTCTGTTTGTTCAGTATCTTTGTGATGTCAAAGCCTGCCATTTCCTTTCCCTGCCTTTCACGCTTTCTTTGTGCCTGTGTACTCTTCCATGAATTTTCTGTAATCTGTCGCTGCTGCGGATCTTGGCGAATATGTTTCAAGCGGCTGTTTGTAATATGTTGCTGCCACTGCCTTTTCGCTGTGTCTGATCCTGCGGCTGAATACGTTGTATTTGCAGTTCTTCCGCAGCCATTCTTCCGCTGCTTCATTTTCGATTGACTTTTTGTAGTCCGTCAGCAAAATTCCTGCTATTTTCAAATTGCTGTTCAGTGCTTTCAGCGTTTCGATCTGCTCCGTTATCACTTCCACACCGTCGATCGACCAGTTATCAAGCCGCACTGGGATAATTACTTCATCCGCAGCGCACAGCGCGTTGATTGTACACATCAGAATTGCTGGCGGGTTGTCAATGATGCAGTAGTCATATATTGACGCCGCCTTTTCCATGTACTCTGCAAAACGGTTGTCTTGCCTGTCTTCACTGGTTCGCAGTTCGTTGTCTGCTTCTAGCAGCGTCATATTTGCGTTGATTAGATCCACGCCTGCTGCCACGTCAGCGAAAATCCCCGGTCTTTCTCTGTCAAGTATCTTTGCTGCTCCGCATTTTTCATCTTTTCTGTAGCAGTCAAAGAACTGGCTTGCGTTTCCCTGTGGATCATTGTCTATCAGTAATACATTTTTCTGGTACTTCGTCCCCAGCAGCGTTGCCATGTTCGCTGCCGTCGTTGTCTTCCCGACACCACCTTTTAAGTTGATCACCGCTATTGTTTTCATGGTCTTTCCTTCTTTCCTTCGCCTTTTTGTTTTGATATGCTGCTTTTCTGTTCGTTCCGTTCATGTCAGCCCATTCACATGTCTTCGCCTGCTTCTTGTCGCCGTATTTCTTCCCGCAGACTTCGCGCATGTACGGAAAACGCCGTCTTTTTGAATTCCAGTCAATTATTGCTTTCGGCATCCTGCCACCTTCAATCGTATTCCGCAAAGGCGACATTTTGCAGGACACATGCGCAGCAGTCTTCGTGTGTCTCCGCTTTTGGACTGTCTATGCAGCACTCTGGTACAAAATCACTACCGAATACGCAGGATCCTTTCGCTGCTGCCATGCACAGCGCTGATCTTATGTTTTCCGTGTCCTCGCTGCTGCAATATATTTCAATGCGCTTCTGCGGCTTGCAGTTTTCGTTCATTGGATCTGTCAGAATTGTTCTGCTGCCCTGCAAGTACGCTTCCAGTTCTGCTGTTGCTTCTGTGCCGCCATAGCATACCGTCACTTTGTAGCCGTATTCCTTTAGGTTCTTGATCCATTCTTTCTGCGCTTCCGTCGGTTTATTGCTGCCGTACTTCATTTCGATATACAGCCCGGCGTACCCGTTCATGGGTACTGGCAGACACAGATCTGGGACGCCTGCTTTCACTCCCATTGCCTTGAAGCGCGCCGCTTCTGCCGGGTTTCTCTTTCCACCGTTCGGCACATGATAAAGCATTTTCAATTCTGGGAACCTCTTCAAATTCCAGTTCGCCCAGTCAATAACGCCCATCTGCTCCGTGTCTTCTCCGCGTTTCAGATTTCCGTACATTCTTTTTGCTCCTTCCTGCTTTTATGCTCCGTACATCAAGCCTGTGTCGCGCATTTTCTTTGCAATTTGCCGCGATAACGCCTGCTGTATGCTCTCGCTGTCCACGAATGCAGTTTTAATTGCTACTTCCGGCTGCTCCGGTGTTGCCAGCGCGGCTGCTCCCAGTGCTGCGTCTGCTGCTCCCATTTTTAGCGGCAGCGCTGATTCTGCGTACATTGTGAAAAGTTCCACGCTGTACCAGCATTTCTGCTGTTTGTCGTTCTTCAAGTATACTTCCGACGCTTCAAACCCTTTCTTGCATCTAACGTCTTCAACGTCATACTTCTTCCCGACTGTCAGATTGTCTTCTGGTCTTCCTGCTTTGTACTTTGCTTTCATTGTCCTTTTTCACCTTCTTTCATGCTTTCGATCAGCTGTTCAAGATCTTGTATGTTCCCATGTGTGCCGCATCCTTCGCACCTGTCCGCTGGTGCGTTTCTGTCCGGGCAGCTTTCGCAAGTTTCTTCTTCCTGTTTCAGCTGCTCCAGCAGTTCTTCAAAATCTTTCTGCTGTGGTTCTGTCATTGCTCTTTTCACCTTCCTTCAATGGTTTTCTGTATTCTCTCAATTCTTCCAGAATCAGATCACGCGGTAATATGTCCCTGCAGAAGTACGCCGTTGCAAAGCTGCTGCCTTTCTTGTATTCTTCCATGCTCTCTGCGTTGTGGAACCCGATCCGCTTGTCGAATGTCAGAATCTGGATCCCGTTTTTGAAATACCTGTATCTACCAACGCCCTGCAAGCTATTAAGCGGCAGCAATACCGCGAACGGCTTTTCCAGTTCGTACAGTCTTTCGATCACTCTGTCTTTCTGCGTGTATGGCGGGTTGCTCACAATCACGTCGAAGTCTTCCGGCTGATATGTGAAGAAGTCCTTCCCGTCGTCTATGCTGCTACGCTCGACTTGCCACCCCCCCGCTTGAATGTCTGGAAGTACGCTGACCATTCGCAATCGAACGGACACCAGATTTTTTTCGTTTTCGGTATGTATTTTGTGATCGGATCGACCGCATAGAACGGCGTGTACTGTTCGTTGCCCTCTTCCGCCCTTGCCGCTTTCAAATATCCTGTATTCAGTCCCATGTTTATTTCCTTCCTGCTGCCTTTTGCAGCTTTTCTGTTATTTCTACTTCCCCAGTCTCCAGATTCAGCAAATAACTTTCTGATTCATCCTGCTTCCTGTATCGTCCGTCATAGATTAGCGTGTATGTGAAGTACATAAAGCCTGTTACTTCGTGCCATGCTTCCCGTATGCTGTCTTTGTCCAGATACCAACCCGAAGGAACCTTGACAATGTGGTTGAATGCGTTTCTTGAAGAAACTGTCTTTTTCTGTGGCTCTGGGATCACAAGGTTTTTGCTGCTGTTGTATCTTCTGCCCGTAAACCCTTCACATGTTTTCATGGTTTTTTCAGAGTATTTCACAAAGTATTCTGCAAGTCGCCTGTATTGCCCGTTGTCGTCCATGGGTTTTATGGTGATCCACCCCTTGTCCCAGCACTTTTTCAATAGCTGCGTGTCTATGGCGTTCAGTGTCATGTGGATATGTACCGCCCCGCGCTCCCCTACTTCTGGAACCCAGACGATCTTTGCTTCCTTCCCGGCTTTCTTGTATATCCGGCGAATGTTCCGCAGCAGCTTGTCAACGTCTGCCCGTAGTGCTTCTTTTGTGGCTGGGCGGTTCTCCTTCGTGTATTCCCATGTGATGTACAGTGATGTTCCGTCGTAGTTCGCATTTAGGATCCATGTCAGCTTTTTCACTGCCTGTCTGCTGTTTACCTTCTTCTGTGCTTCACAGGTCTTGTTTTCCTTCTGTCTTCTGCTCCCTTCCTTTGTGTCGGTTCTGACTGCATAATAAAACGTGTGCTGCTTTGTTTTTCCTGCTCTGCATATTTCATGTTTGTACGGCATTGCTGATCCCCCTGTTTGTCGTTGGAATAATAAACTTATCAAGTGTGAAAAGCGGCTGTAATGCCGCTATTTTCTTGACTTTTTCGCCGTACAATGCTATACTTTTATTAACGTTTTATTTTTATATTGTTTGTACGGTTCGCCGCTCGGAATTGCAGTTCCGGGCGGCGTTCTTCTTTTCCATTCTTCTTTTTTGTGTCGGTTGTGGATCGTGTCTGCTGTGATATGCCGTCAGATTCCGGCTGTATGGTTTACTGTGTGAACTCGTCTGTGTTGGACGTCTCGCGAACTATCTTGATCTTATCCTTTGCCATCTGCATGATTCTTGCGCGCAGGCTCGTTTTGATAGTAATAATGATCTGCTTTGCTTTTTTGTCACATACTTGGTCAATTCCTGCCAGAATGTATGCCAGCGTATCATCCGGCTGTGCATACTCTCCAGCGTCTTTTCCGAACAGTTCTTCTGCTCTCTGTTTTGCCACGGTTCTTCTGTTCGCCGTCTCTTGGTATGCCATAGCCTTTTCACATGTGCATTGCATTGTTGCCGCTTCTTCCAGCTGCGGCGCTGTCATGTCTGCGCCACCTTCTATGATCGAACTCTGACCACAAAAGCGGCAGTTTCCCGTCTTGCTTTCTCCTTTTGCCATGTTTCTTGTCTCCTTCCTCAAAATAAAAGATTTAATGCTGCAATCACTCCGTATGCAGCGAATATTGATGCAACCGCAATCACAGCCGGGATCAGCTTTTCTGCTTTTGCTTTCCGTAGCCGCCGGATCCACGCTCGTTCCTTGACCGGGTTTGTGGCTTTGTCGTCTATGTACTCATGTGCAAAGATCTTTCGGCTGTCATTGCCCCACTTTTCCACATTCTCTGGCACGTTCTCGTTGATATAGTCAAATTCAAACCCATGTTCCTTGCACCATTCGACCGCGGCTGTCAGATCTTCCCCGCAGCGGCATGTCCACAGAATCAAAATGCAGCCTTGCTTTTTCAGTGCCTTGCAAATTGCAATTTCATTCCACTTCGGTTCAATGATCGTCGGAAACTGCGTGACTGCCAGCGTTCCGTCGAAGTCTACTGCAATGATCTTGCGGTATTCTGCGGCGCTCATAAGACAGCCCCTTTGAAAATGCGGTGAAATACAGACTTTCTCTTTGCGTCCAGTTCTGCCAGTCTGTCGCTTCCTGCTTTGTTCAGCACGTCCACCAACTGTGCCAGTTCGTCTTTTGTGATCAGTCCGGCGCGCAGGATCCCATTTGCGAAGCCTGCTGCCAGTCCGGTTTTTGCGAATACGCTTTCCCGGTCTTCCGCGTGTCTCGCTTCCTGTGCCAGTTTTGCGAACTGTTGCATTGCTTCTTCCTGCTCTTTGATCCGTCCGCGTGCCGCATGAATGAAGATAGAATCCTTCTTCACGGACATTCCGCTGATAAAACGCATGAATTCTTCCGTCTGGCGTCTGCTCATTTCATCCAGTACAATTCCTATTGTTGGTCTTTTTAACATGTTTTTTCGCTCCCTTCTGTTTTCTGTTCGTCTGTACCTTCTGCGAATCCCAGCTGTGTGACTGATACTTCGTGCGTTGTGGCAAGGTATGGCGGCTTTCCGTCCGGCATTTTCTTTTTGTACTCTCTGGACTGCATGCGTCCGGTAATTTCCACATACGCCCCGACTTTCAGCTTTGCCGCAGCTTCCGCAACGTTTCGCCAACATACGCAAGGGATATAATCTGCGCCGTGGTGGCTGTTTACCGCCACAATAAAGCTTGTGACTGCTATTTTCCCGAAGCGTGCCGTTGCTACCCGTGGATCCTTGCAGATATGCCCGCACAGCTTGACTTCGTTCTGTGGATCAGCTGGTGGATCGTTTACTGCGATCACTTTTGCATAGATGCAGATTTTCACCCGTGGTTCGTGCGGCTCTGGGTTGTCCATGTTTTGTGTTCTTACTTCGCCGCCGATCAGCACTTCTTTTCCTTTTTTGATGTTCAAAAGTGCTTTCTTCGTCCCTGCTGCCTGCCCCGGAAACTGAACGAAAAATTTGTCTTTCGTTCCGCTTGGGCGTCTATACTCCAGTACCGCTTCATACACTTTCTGCGCCCATGTCGGCGCGTCCATAACTACGCGCGGCTTCGTCGTGATGATCCCGACAATTCCTGCTGCATTGTTTTTGCTCATTTCTTTGTTTCCCCTTTCTTCAAATATCGCCATTCTTTGAAAGAATGTCGTAGATCTCCGCTTTCAGTCTTACGATCTCCATCTTTGATTTTTCCAGCTGCGCTGTGGCAGTTTCGACCTGCTCTTTCAGTTTTTCTTCTGTCTCTCGCCAGATTACAGCTTCTTTGTTGTATTCTTCTTCCTGCTCCAGCGTTGCGTCTCTCTGCTCTGACAGATCTTTTGCAAGGTTTCTGTTTTGCTGCTCCAGTCTTTCAATCCGTTCCCGCAGTTCGCGTGCGTTTTCTGTGTTTCCCGGTTCCTGCATGAATACGTTGTAAACGTCCAGCAGCTTGTCAACTCCCAGCACGTCTGCGATCATCTGTGCTGTGGTTGTCCTGCTATGCTCGAACATGACTTTGAAAGCTGGCGGCGTAAGTCTCCGCAAGTAGCTTTCAAGCGCATTCGCTGAATGTCTGTCGGTTGTTCCTTGTGTTTTGTAGTTATCAACGACCATCTGCAAGCAGTCGTTCGTTGTTCCCCATCCTTCTTTTTCCCATACAGCCATTTGCTTTCCTTCCTTTCTGTGCTTAGATGTGGATTGTATAATAAAGCGTTGATTGCAGATCCGCGAAGTAATAGTCCGGCGTTTCATCCGGTTTCAGCGGTGATGCAAGCCCGCGTTTCTTCCAGTCCTTGTGCCGCAATTCCGGCACTGCTCTGAATTTCTTTACTTCGCAGCTTCCGAAGGTATCTTGCAGCTGCTTTTCTGAATCCAGCTTGTATGCTCCGACATAGCCGACAAAAAGGTCTTTTCCGTCCTTTACGATCCGCAGCCTGTCGGACGGCTCAATCAGCTGCAATATATCGTCTACTGTTGTCATGCGATCCCTCTTTTTCCGTTTCGTTCAAAATTATTTTTCTGAATATACTTTCAAAAATCGGAACTGGAATGCTGTTTCCTGCCTGTTTGTATAACGCACCATTTTTGCACCCTTGTTTACTAGGATTAGACGCTAATGCGTTGTAATAATCTTTATCTGTATATCCCTGTAGGCGCCAGCATTCAAGTTCTGTGAGTAGACGCCATGATCCGTCTGATCTCTGAATAATTCCACTGTTTGGACACCGATTTTGTTTTGTGGATATTGTCATTGCGTAGTTTTTTATCACAGGTAGCTTGTCGATCGGTGCATTATCAAAATTCATTGGATCTATTCTTGCTTTCAGACTTTTGGAATTTATAGTGTACCAATCGGCAACTTCATTGTCTGGTTGTATAAAGTCCCATATATTCCGCATTGGTGTATGTATTAAATCGGAAAATTCAAAATATTCACTTCCTAGAACTGATACGGTGAAATATCTTTGCCTTGCTTGGGGAATGCCAAAATCTCTTGCGTCCAAAAGCTCGTAGCTGCTGGTATACCCCATTTTTGCCATTTCTGCCATGTATCTGTTATGGTTATGCACCATGTACTTGCTCCGTACATTCTTCACATTCTCCCAAATCACATATCTTGGCTTCCATACGCCCATCTGCTGAATAATGTGGATCGTCTCCCACATAAGGCTTGACCGTGTTTCTGATCCCTCATCTGCCCCTTTCTGTTTCCCGGCAATGCTGAAATCCTGGCACGGACTACCATGTATCAGAATGTCCGGCTTCAAATTCCATCCGACTACGCTTTGCGTCTTGTACGGCAATTCATTGGCGAACATTGCATTGTAGCTTCTGACTGCTTTTTCGTCTATTTCTACATAGTCAATCGCTTTCACTGGTATTCCTATATTGCGAAGTGCGCAGCGTGGGGATCCTATACCGCCAAATAATTCAAGTATTTTAATCACTTCCGTTTCGCCCCCCCCGAATCCTTGTTTTTCTTTCATGCGTTTTCCCCTTTCGCAAGTTCTTTCAGTACTTCCGCATTCTGCTTTTCCAGAAGTGTTTCAGCCTTCACAAACGCTTTGAATGCTCTTATTGTCAGCTTGTACGATTTTTTCTTTTCTTTTTCTTTTAATCTCTCAATGATGCCTTTTTCTATTGCGCGCTTCGCCACATACTTTATACATTCAATTTCTTTTTCTTCTCGCAGTATCTCGTCGTCGCAAATCAAAGCAGTGTCGCAACTCATTATTGCGATCCCGTTTCTCGGATCAATTATGTATACAGTCTGGTCTGCGCTCACATATCCGTAAAATTTTCTTGTTGCAATTTCCAGTTCGTACCCGCATTCCTTCCGTACTCCTTTTACGCCTTTTCGTTGCTGGAGTGTGTAAAATATTTTCTTTTCCATTTTTGCCCCCTATATCCCGGATCTGATCTGCTCCAGTTCTGCTGCCACATCAGCGCCGCTGTACTCTGCCAGCAGCTTTTCGCTGATCTGATACGTCCATTTTGTTGACATTTTCAGCGCCGTTCCTATCGGCAGGATCCCGCGCTGCATCCCGATTCTGACGAACTGATCCGAAACGTGAAGCAGTGCTGCTGCTTCTGTTACCTTGATTTTTCCTGCTGCCATGTGTCTTCGCTCCTTTCGTCGGTGTGTTTAAGCTTCCCAGATCTCATTCGCTTCTTTTTCGCAATTCCTGTCTATGAAATACTGATACAAAAATTCCTTCTGCGCTTTTGTGTATCTCTTTCCCGGTGAAGTTGTCGGGATCGCGATTCCCTGTGACGGGTTATGCAGCAGCACCCAGCCGCGATCTGTCAAAAAATCTCCGTATGAAATGTATTTGCGTGCTTCCTGCTGCTTTTCTTCGTGTTCGTCTCCGTAAAACTCCGCGACGTGATCTGTCGCCCAGCTTTCGTGTTCCCCGAATTCTACCGGGTGAAAAGTCCCGTTCGGCTCCAGCCACCCGTAATCGTCGTCGGTTTCTGACTTCATGCGCTTTATGAAAGAATCAAGAAGGGTGCTTCCGGCGCTTTCTCTTTCTTCTTCCATGTTGACGAATAGCTTTTCACCCGTTTCTTCCATGTACTGCTTCTGGGCTTCTCTCCTGTCCCAGCTTGACATATAACCACTTGCAACAAACCCCAGCTTTTCTTCTACTTGGTGCAGTTCCTTTTCTGCCTGCTCCGCTTTTTCGTGCAGCTTTTCAAGTGTTCTTGCAATGTTCCGCTGTTCATCCCTCTGATCAAGATAATGGAATCTGTAATCGTCGCCCGGATATGTCCCCGTTACCTCTGCGCGCCCATCCAGAATCGCAAAAGCCAGTCCTTTTCTTTCGTTGTCTGTGATCTCGTCGGATTCAAGGCAACTTTCCAAAAGATTCATTGCATATTCCATCTTCCCTTCATAGTGGCACTTCTCCCGCGCCAGCCGTGTGATAAAATCACCGTTTATGCTGAATGTCATTGTTCTTTCTTCCATGTGTCTTCGCTCCCTTCGTCGGTGTGTGCGTTTCTCTCTGCTATGGTCAAATACTTGTCGTCGATCAGCTGATCTATGTCGATCAGATTCTGTCTGAACTGTTCTTCCTTTATATGTCGCCAGATCGTGTGCCTGCTGCCTATGTACATCAGTGATTGAAAAACATCTGTCAGCGTGTATTTTTCAAAAGGTCTGCTGCCGTCCTTTGCTATATACTGCTGATAGCATGGCAGTAACTCCCGCAGGGCTTCTTCTTCTTTCTCTGTTAAGTCATATTTGACCGTGTACTGTGTCATGTCGTGTCTCCTTTCGTCG